TAAAATAGGTGGACAGCCTGTTGATGTAGAAGTTGAATTAGTAGGAGCAGATAATAAGAATAGAGAATTTGTTACCAAAGTAATTGGAATTGATAAGAAATATCAGAATAAATTACCAATAGGTTCTACACTACCAATACCTGCTAGATTATTTAGACATGGTGGTTGGGTAAAAGTTAAAGTTCCATCTGCGTTCAACGAAGTTGGTGCAGGTGATTGGCACTATAAAGCCATTATGAAGATGTGGGACAAAGCAGGTTCATTTGGTAGAAAGAAAATTGGAGTAGCTGTATGTGCAGACCCAAATGCAAATAGAAGAGAAGTAGAAAGAAGTTTAAGAGATACTGATTACGAAGAAGTAACTGATATGTCTGTTAAGTTGGGATTATTAAAAGAAGAAATCCCAGCTCCAGAGCAAAAAAAAAGTAAAGCTCAAATCATAGGTGAATTTATTAAATTCGCAAAGGATAGATTATCTTTAAATAAATTTCCATTTCAAATAAGATTAGTAAAAGATAACGAATTTGCAACTACATTTAAATCGTATGGTGGGTATGACCCAAATACCGATGAAATATTTGTGTATGTTTCAAATAGAAGTATGCCGGATATCCTTAGAACATTAGCACACGAATTAGTTCATCTAAAGCAAAGAGAAATTGGAACTGTTGGTGGTTATGAAGATGGTGCTACTGGCTCCGATGTTGAAAACGAAGCTAATGCGGCTGCAGGAATTCTTTTAAGAGATTTCGGTAGAAGAAACGGACACATTTACGAATCAAAAGAAATTATAAGTGAAGGTGGGGCGTATGGACATATGAACCATCCATTTGATATTTCAATGAATCTTACATTTGGTGATTTAAAAAAGATTATCAACAACGCTTTAGATGGTAAGTTGGGAGTAGTTAGAGAAAAAACCGATGGACAGGCGTTAGCAATCAGTTGGAAAAATGGTAAGTTAATAGCGGCTCGTAATAAAGGGCATTTATCAAATGGTGGAGCAAGTGCATTAGATATGAGTGCATTAGCATCTAAGTTTGGTGGTAGAGGTGCATTGAGTGATGCATATAATTTCGCAATGAGAGATTTATATTCAGCAATTAGCGGATTGAGTGAAAAAGAAAGACAGAGTATATTCAAAGATGGTTCAGCTTTTTGTAATTTAGAAGTAATCTATCCACAAAATGCAAATGTAATTCCTTATGGACAAAATCTATTAGTATTTCATAATGTAGTTGAATACGATGAAAAAGGAAACGCAGTAGGTAGTGTAAAAGGTGCTGAAAGTAAATTAGCATCTATGATTAAAGATATTAATAAGCACGTACAAAGTACATATACACTACAAGGACCTCCAATTACAAAATTACCAAAAGATGAGAAGTTAAGTTCCCAAAAGGGTAAGTTTAATGGAATGTTATCTAAACTACAATCTGAATTTGGATTATCTGATAGAGATGGTGTAGCTGATTATCATTATGCTTGGTGGATGAATTTTGTAAACAAATCAAAAAAGAATTTAGCTCAATTAGAAAAAGAGGGATTAGCTAGAAGATGGGCATTTGATAATAAATCATTTGGAATCAAATCAGTCGCCGATGAGGATGCCAGAAAGTGGGCAGATGGTGTGGATAAAGATGCAAAGGATAAGATTATGAAAGGAAACCTTCGTAAATTTGAAGATATCTTTTTAGGAGTTGGTGCAGAAGTTCTTTCATTTATGAGTTCAGTATTAACCGCTCAACCCGATGCAGCATTACAATCGATTAAATCATCATTAGAATCATCTATATCAGATATTAAGAGCGGTGGTAGTGAAGCACAAATAAAAAGATTAGAAAAAGAATTAGCTAGATTAAACGCCATTGGCGGATTTGAAAAGTTAGTTCCAAATGAAGGATTAGTATTTTTCTACAAAGGAAATACCTATAAATTAACGGGCACATTCGCTCCATTAAATCAAATTTTAGGAATTTTTAAGTTTGGAAGATAATTTATATATATATGTATATATAAACAATAAGTTATAAATAAAAATATTATGGCAAAGAGAAAAAGCTTTGAAGAAAAAAATAACTACATTCACCCAACCCGTAAAAAAATTATAGATACGGTCTTTGGTAGAGATGATAATCAAACTACATTTGGTTATGAAGGTGAAGTAGAAACTAAAAAAGAAGTAGGAGAAATTTGGACTGATAAAGAGGGAAAGAAGTGGGAACAAAAAGAGGGATATAAAATATCAGTATCACAATTGGATGATGTAAGAGCATATTTAGAAAAATTAAATACTTGCTCCGCAGAAGATTGTAATACTATACAATATGGACAGGCCGATAAGAAGTTAATTCGTAAAACCGGATATTGTTCAAATTGTTTAGCAAAGATGGAAACAAAACTAAGAATTGATGGAACGTTTCCTTTTTATGCTGATTATAAAATAACGAGAAACCAAATAGCGTATGTTAGGGATTTAAAAATGAGATTCGAAGATGCGTTAGCCGGACTTTCTAAAACATTGGAATTCGTAAATGAAGATGGTAGAATTGAAAAGTGGAATTACGATGTTGATATGGATAAAGTAAAAGCAGATTTGCAAAAAGATATAGATGGTGCTACCGAAGCAATTGAAGCTCTGTTGGAGAGGAAAGCAGCATTAGAAGAAAAGTTATGTGAATTAAATCATTCAGAGCTTATAAAAAAATAGAATTATGAAAAAATTAGTGAATTTTAAAAACATTGCTATTGCAGCATTAATAGTTTACATCCTTTTACAATGGTTTAATCCAGGTGGAGTAATGCCAGGTGGAAGAACTATCCGTATTGAGGGTAAAAAGTATGAAGTAATTAAGCACGAAATCGATACGGTTGATATTGTAAAGACTAAAGTGGTAACTAAGAAAGGTGAAGATATCTATCACGAAACAATCGTAGAGAAAGAAGTTCTAATCCCAACGGTAATTGATACAGCTGCATTATTAAAAGATTATTATTCAAAAGTATTATATAAGGATGTATTAGTATTGCCTGATTCATTAGGAACTGTAGATGTAACTGATACAATTTCACAAAACAAAATATTAGGTAGAACATTCGATGCTAAAGTTAAAGAAAGAACTATTAAAGAAACTCTTATTGTTAAAGAACCAGCTAGAAACCAAGTTTATTATGGTTTAAATGGTGGATTTAACAAAGCAGATGTTGTTTCGTCTGTTGGAGCAGGTATTATGTTAAAAACTAAGAAAGATAAAATATATCAATTTACTTTAGGTGTAAACAATAGAGTTGTTGATGGTACTACCGGCGGATTTTCACCATACGTTGGATTTGGTACTTATTGGAAAATCAAAGTTAAAAAATAATGAGTGTTCAAGGGCAACCTAAAAAGACTCTAAAAGAAATCATCGCCGATGAGTATAAAAAGTGTGCGTTAGACCCAATATACTTTATGAAAAAGTATTGTGTCATCCAACACCCTACTCGTGGTAAAATACCTTTTCATCTATACCCGTTTCAGGAAAATTGTTTAGATGATTTTAAAGATAATAGATTTAACATTATTCTTAAATCCCGCCAATTAGGTTTATCAACCCTATCGGCGGGCTTTATACTTTGGAAGATGTTGTTCAATCAAGACTTCAATGCGTTGGTTATTGCAACTAAAGTAACTGTTGCAAAGAACTTAGTAGAGAAGGTTAGAGTTATGCACGATTTACTTCCTATTTGGTTAAGAGATGGTGGAAATAGCTCAGTTGAAGATAACAAACTATCACTTAAATTAAAGAATGGTTCACAAGTAAAAGCAATCGCATCCTCACCTGATGCAGGACGTTCAGAAGCCTTATCACTATTAGTAGTGGATGAGGCAGCGTTTATTAGAGATATCGATGAAATTTGGTTATCAGCACAATCGACCCTATCAACAGGTGGTTCTGCTATTGTATTATCTACTCCAAATGGTGTGGGTAACTGGTTCCATAAAATGTGGGTAGAAGGTGAAAGTGGAGCAAATGGTTTCAATTGTATTAATTTACATTGGACTGTACATCCTGAAAGAAATCAGGCTTGGAGAGATGAACAAACTCGTATCTTAGGAGTTAAAGGAGCAGCACAAGAATGTGATTGTGACTTTATTGGTTCAGGTGATACCGTAATCGACCCGGCATTATTAACGTGGTATAAAGATACATACGTTATGGAGCCCGTAGAAAAAAGAGGATTCGATGGAAACCTTTGGATATGGGAACATCCTAATTACAATAGACAATATATGATATCTGCCGACGTGGCGAGAGGCGATGGTTCGGATTATTCTACTGCGCAAATCATTGATATAGAAGATTCATCGCAAGTTGGTGAATATAGAGGTAAGATTGATACAAAAGATTTTGGAAACTTCCTAACGGCATTGGCAACCGAATATAATAACGCATTATTAGTAGTGGAGAACTCAAACGTAGGTTGGGCTTGTATTCAGCAAATCATAGATAGGGGATATCCTAATTTATTCTATATGAGTAATGATTTACAATACGTTGATACCGAAAGACAAATGAGTAACAAATATTATAGAGAAGAAAGAAGTATGGTTGCTGGATTTTCTACAACATCTAAAACTCGTCCTCTTATCATATCAGCATTAGATACATATATGACTGATAAGGATATTCTTATTCGTTCAAATAGACTGATTGATGAATTATTTACATTTATATGGCATGGTGGTAGAGCGGAAGCTATGAAAGGATATAATGATGACTTAGTAATGGCGTTGAGTATTGGATTATGGGTTCGTAATACGGCATTAAGATTAAGACAAGAAGGTATTGATTTGACAAGAAATATGTTAAATGCAACAACGATACAAAACAATACCGGAGTATATACATCTAACTGGCAACAAAAGAATCCGTATGAAATGGAGATAGGTAGAGGAGAAACAGAAAACTTAACTTGGTTACTTCGTTAATTTTTATATATTTATATGTTGAAACTCTTATAGATGAACGAAGATTTAAATAAATGGTTTAAGGAAAAGTGGGTAAACATCGGTAAAAAGGTCGATGGTAAGCATCCGCCATGTGGAACTTCGGGAGAAAAGAAGGGTTATGCAAAATGTGTTCCTGCTGCAAAAGCCGCTGGGATGAGTAAAAAAGAAAAAGAAAGTGCAACTCGTAGAAAAAGAGCTGCACAAAATGATGCAGGAAGAGGTGGTAAAGATAGTAGTGGACAAGGTAAAAAACCAATATATGTTTCAACCAAACCAAAAAATGAAACTATGAACATAGAAGAAAAACTAAATTTATTTTTAGAAAAAAATTGCCCAACTGACCCAGGTAAGTGGTCTGCAAGTAAATCAGCAGCAAAGTCTAAGTTTGATGTATATCCATCAGCGTATGCAAATGGATGGGCTGCAAAAAACTACAAATCAAAAGGTGGTGGATGGAAAAAGTGTAATGAAGGAGAAGATAACGCATTATGTGAAGATTGCTGGGATGGATATAAGCAAGTAGGTATGAAAGATAAAGATGGAAAGCAAGTTCCAAATTGTGTACCTGTAAAAGAAAATATAAAAGATATGAAATTAGTAAATTTAATGCCAAATGGATTAAATCATACCAACGAACAAATAGATGAAGTGGATGAATATGATGTGGAGAATGGCGATGATATGAAAGAGTTTGTTCAGTTTATGAAAGAATATACACAATATTTGGCTGAAGCTAATTGTAATTGTGTTTATGAAGCTGAATATCAAGGTAGAAAAGTACAATTGGGTAAACCAATGGCAGGTGATGTTAAGAAATTCAAAGTATATGTAAAAAATGACAGCGGTAATGTTGTTAAAGTAAACTTTGGACAGAAGGGAGTAAAAATCAAAAAAAATAACCCCGATAGAAGAAAATCTTTTAGAGCCAGACACAATTGTGATACACCAGGTCCAAGATGGAAAGCAAGATATTGGTCTTGTAGAAAGTGGTAATATTTGGAAATTTCAAATATTTTCCATATATTTAACAATTACAATTATTTAACAAAAAGAAATGGCATCAGATAAATCATTTTTTGGTAGGTTACAAAAACTATTTTCAACCAATACCATAGTTCGAAAAACCGAAAAGGGTATTAAGGTAATAGATACCGATGAACACCAAAGTTTAACAACAAACTTAGTAGATAGGTACATGCGTATGAGAACCCCACAATTTAGTGGAGGTTTGATAGAATCAGCGATGGCTTATCAGCAAGTTAGAATTGACTTGTTTAGAGATTACGATTCAATGGATATGGACCCGATACTATCATCGGCATTAGATATATACGCTGATGAATGTACCGCAAAAAACGAACAAGGTAATATATTAAAGATACATCACCCAGATGATAATGTAAAACAAATATTAGAAAATTTGTTCTACGATATAATGAATATCGAATTTACATTATGGCCTTGGACAAGAAATTTAGTAAAATATGGTGATTTATTTTTACAATTAGAAATGGCTGAAGGATTGGGTATTATAAACGTAATCCCAATGTCTGTATATGAAACAAGCAGAGTAGAAGGATTTGATATAGAAAATCCACAAAGAGTTAAATTCGTATATTCACCATTTATGAATCCAAATAGTGGGTATTCTCCAGCTAACGCAGGAAATAAAAAAGAATACGAAAACTATGAAGTAGCTCACTTCCGTTTAAATTCAGATGCAAACTTCCTACCTTATGGTAAATCGATGATTGAAGGTGGTAGAAGGGTTTGGAAACAATTATCCCTTATGGAAGATGCTATGTTGATTCATAGAGTAATGAGAGCTCCTGAAAAGAGAATCTTTAAGGTAGATGTTGGTAATATTCCACCAAACGAAGTGGATAACTACATGCAGAAAATTATCAACTCATCTAAAAAAGTTCCATTTATGGATGAAAGAACGGGTGAATATAATTTAAAATATAATATGCAAAACCTTATTGAAGATTACTATATGCCAGTTCGTGGTAGTGATAATGGTACATCTATCGATACATTAAAGGGATTGGAATATAATATGATTGATGATATTAATTATCTTAAAAATAAATTGATGTCATCTTTAAAGATTCCTAAAGCGTTTTTAGGATACGAAGAAGATATTAATGGTAAAGCAACTTTAGCAGCACAAGATGTTAGATTTGCAAAAACCATCGAAAGAATTCAAAGAGTATTGATTTCAGAATTAACAAAGATTGCAATAGTTCACTTATATTCACAAGGAATTGAAGATGATAGTTTAACCGATTTTTCATTAGAATTAACTATTCCATCTAAAATCTATGAGCAAGAGAAGGTTGAATTATATACTTCCAAAGTAGCATTGATTACTCAAATGCAACAAACTAAAATGTTCTCTAAAGAATGGATGTATCAATCTATTATGGGAATGGCGCAAGATGAACAAGATGAACAAACAGTTTCAATATTAGAGGATACTAAACAAATGTTCCGTTTAACATCAATCGAAACTCAAGGTGTTGACCCAGCAAAAGAAACGGGAACCGAATCCCCAACAAATGTGGAAGAAGAAATTCAAAAAATAAAAAATGAATTAGAAGAAGATGGGGTTGGCAGACCAAAGGACCCGGTTAGATATGGTAAAGATGACCATCCTGAAGGTAGAGACCCGTTGGGAATTAAAACTCTTAAACAAAAAGAAGGCTCTGTTAAATACAAACCGAGAAAATCTTCTTATTTGGAAGTATTTAAGGATATGAATGGTAATAAAAAGACCATTTTAACAGAGAATTTGGATAAGAAGTAATAATCTAAAAGAAAAGT